GGCGATGTCGATGTAGTCCAACTCCGAGCCGTCGTGGTACTGGCCCCACGGTCCGGGCGTGGCCGCCTGAGCGCGGGCTTCGATGGCGTCGAGGTCGAGGGGCTGGTCGGTGGACTGCATGGTCATCTCCTGGGTGTGGTGGGTTGGTTTGTGGGTGCGCGGGCCCGGTGGAACCGGATGAGCCACGGTCAGGCGGTGGGGCGGCTCGGCGAACTGGCGGACGCCGGGGGTGGTGAAGGTGGTCGGGTAGCTCATGTCGGGCCTTTCGTTGTCGTGTTAGTTGGGTTGGGGTCGGGGTGGACGGGGTCAGGTCGCGGGGGCGTTGTCGGGGTCGACTTCGGGATGCGTGAACCGGACCGGCTTGCCCAGCGACCACCCGCCTCGGCGTCCGCCTCGGAGGCCCACAGCGGGTGCGGGGTCTTCATGTCGCAGCCCGGCTTGACCACGATGTGGCCGGCCCAGGTCAGCTCACAGTCGGCGTCGGCCATCTCCTGCATGAAACGGGTGCTGCCGCAGATGACAACGATCCTCGGGATGCGCAGCCGGTCCTTGGCATCGGCGAGCTGCTCTTCCGGGGTGAGCAGGTTCGGGTACGACACAGGGGTCTCCTTCGGATTGTCCGGCCACCTCATCGACGGCCGGTTTTCAGGTGGTTTGCGGTAGTTCATTCTCCCACCCAACCGCCCACGATGGGGCGGTAATTGGGCACTCAAGGGCGAGGAAACGGCAGGTCAGGCAGTAGATTTCACGGCCCTACGCTCACAGCGACCACAGGGTGGGCTGATGGTCCACGAGCGGCAGTACGGTCTGCCCCGGAATCACGTCGACCGTGATGGTCGGAGCGGGGACTCGGGCCGGGTCCGGAGCAGCGAGGGCTCGGGCACAGACGGGACCGAGGCCGCGGCGGCGCGAGACAGGGTCGAGCAGAAGCCGGCGACAGCCACCGCAGCGGACATCAGGCATCCGAACCCCCGAGGGCATAGGCGCCGACCTGAGGGCGTGTGAGGCGATAGATGAACCCGGAGTCACACGGAGCCTGAAAGGCGCCACACAAGGCCACCAGGGGCCGCGAAATGGCGATTACAGGCGCAAGCGGCCTGCTGGCTTCAACCGGCCCCCGCATCACGCCGCCTCCCCGGCCGCATCCACGGACTCCCCGCGACGACCATGGAGTTCGGAGTAGGCGGGCAGGTAGCGGCTCGTGAACCACCGGTGGCCGCACGCCTGGCACCGGTAGCGGTGCACTATCTGGTCGACCTCGCGCCGCTCGCTCGACGGCTCGACGCCACGACGGACACAGTTCGGGCAGGAGTCGGTCATGGGTTCTCCGTTCTCGTGGTCGATCGGGCGACGGCGCCGTGGGCAAGCGGTCTCGCGTCATGCCGCGGCTTTCTGCTGCCGGTTGCACTGCTTGCAATACCTGCGGCCGTCATAGACGTGCGTGTTCTCGGCGTCGTAGGCGTGCCCCTGCGGACAGTGGGTTTTGAGTCCGTTGATCGCCCAGCTTTTGCCGCGTCGGGTGTTCTCGGCACCGGACACTGGTTCAAGGTGATCTACGTTGAGACACCGACGATGGAGACATTCGTAGCCGCCCATGCAGGAGGAGTCTCGGTTGTGGCAGGTGTGGTCTAGGAGTAGCCCTGGCCCGATGGGCCCGACGGTCAATTCGTAGATGGCACGGTGCGCAAGCTTCCGCTTCCCGTCGACGCTGAGGACGCCGTAGCCGCGGTTGTTGAGGGTGCCCCGTGTAGAGCAGGCACCCGCCCGGCCCGGCCTCGGTCCTGTCCTGAAGCCTCTCCAGGGGCATGCCGTGAACGAGTATGTGCATGAAGGCCCCCTCACGCCTCAGCTTCCGGCGGTATCGCCCGTAGCACCTTTGGCAGCGGTCCCTCGCGTAGCGCTTCGCAGAAGAGCACTCAACGCATCGCAGTGCTTCGTTGGCCGACATGCCGCTCACCCACTCGCCATGTCAACGAAGCGAGAAAAGTGGCCCTGGAAGGCGACGGTGATGATCGCGTTGGGCCCGTTGCGGTTCTTCTCGACGATCAGGTCGGCTTCGCCAGCCCGCGGAGATTCCTTGTCGTAGGCGTCCTCCCGGTGGAGGAGGATCACCACGTCGGCGTCCTGCTCGATCGCCCCGGACTCCCGAAGGTCAGACATCGCGGGCTTCTTGTCGGCGCGCTGCTCGGGCCCGCGGTTGAGCTGCGACAGCACGATCACAGGGATGCCGAGTTCCTTCGCGAGGACTTTGAACGCCCGCGACATGGAGGCGACTTCCTGCTGTCGGTTGTCGGACTTGCGGCCGGCCGCGGATTCCATGAGCTGGAGGTAGTCGACGATAACGAGGTCCAGGCCGTCGCCCTGCTGCATTTTCCGGCAGCGGGCTTTGATCGATGCGGGTGTCTGGCCGGGCCGGGCGTTGATGTGGAGGGGCGCTGTGGCGAGACGTTCGGTGACGCAAGCGATGCGAGTCCAGTCGTCGTCGGTCACTTGCCGGTGGACGATGTGGTGGAGCCCGACGCGGGCCTCGGCGGAGATGATCCGCTTGGTGAGTTCCTTCTTACCCATCTCCAGCGAGAAGATCGCCACGTGCTTGCCCTCGCGGATGGCCGCGTGCCGGGCGATGTCGACGGCGAATGTCGACTTGCCCATGGCGGGCCGGGCGGCGATGACGATCAGCTGGCCGGGGTGGAGTCCGTCGGTGAGGGCGTCGAAGTCGATGAAGCCGGTCGGCACACCGGCCATGCCGTCTCTGCCGCGCTCCAGTTCGTCGAAGATGTCGTCGAGCCCGTCGCCGAGCGCGCCGACTTCCTCGTCGACGTCTTCCGTCCGGATGGCGTCGGACAGCAGGGCGTGGGCGGCGTTCTCGATTTCGTCGATGTCGCCTTCGGCGGCGTAGCCCATCTGCATGATTCGCGAGCCGGCTTCGACGAGGCTCCGCAGACGGGCTTGCTCCAGGACGATGTCGGCGTAGTAGGTGGCGCTTGCCGAGGCGGGGGCGCCGTGGAAGAGCTGGTGTGTGGTTGCGGGCCCTCCGGCGCGGCCGATGTCTCCGCGGCGCACCAGTTCGGCGTTGACGCTGACCGGGTTGCACGGATCGCCCTTCTCGAACAGGGCGAGGATCGTTTCGAAGATCAGGCCGTGTGCGGGCCGGTAGAAGTGTTCGGCAGTGAGGATGTCCTGGATGTCGCCGATGACGTCGCGGGCCGCGAGCAAGCAGCCGAGGACGCATTGCTCTGCGTCGAGGTCGTGCGGCGGCGTCCGGCTGAACGTCTCCTGCGCTTCGTCGAATGTGGCGCTCACTGGTTGCCTCCCTTGCGGCGGTCCGCGCCGGTCATGGGGATGAGGTCGCTCATCTGCCGGAGGCGGGATGCGATGCGGTCGCCGACCACGTTGGCGAGTTCCTTGGCCGCCGCGTTGGTGGTGAAGATGCTGGGGCGGCAGTCTTCGTACCGGCGGTTGACGAGCCGGTAGGTGATCTCTTCGGTCCACTCGGTGTTCTTCGCGGCACCGAGGTCGTCAACGAAGAGCAGGTCGACGGTGGCGAAGGCTTCGAGTTCCGCTTCGGGGCTGCCGGAGCCGCCGGGACGGAGGCGGGCGAAAAGGTCCGCTTCTGTGGTGGCGAGAAACCTGATGCTCGCGCCGGTGTCGGCGACGGCCCGGAGTGCGGACCAGGCGCTGTAGGTCTTGCCGGTGCCGACGGGTCCGCACAGCAGCAGTGAGCGGGCGGCGTGCGGGTCAGCGGCGACCTGTGTGGCCCAGGCGGTGGCGCGCTCGCCGGGTGTGGCGTGGGTGAAGCGGCGGGGCACCATGCGTTCGTACCGGTCGCCGGCTTCCTTGCGGCGGTCTGCGACCTGCTGGTGGAAGTTGTCGCGGATGAGGTTGAACTCTTCGGCGGTGAGGTCGGCGGCGGGGAGGTCGCCGGTGAAGTGGCGGGTGAACCTGTCGGCGATACGGAGTTCGTCTGCCTTGGTGCCGTCGGCGATGTGCTGTGCGTCGGCGAGGCCGGGCAGGGAGTACTGGCCGGCGGGGATGCCGTAGGCGGCGTAGTCGATGTAGATCTTGCTCTGGTCGTTCAATTTCCCCATCCTTCGAGGTAGATCGATTGGTCTTCGTGGTCCCGATGCGGCGTGTGGCGGCCTCCGACGGCGCGAAGGTTGGGGCGTCCGACGGGGTCGGGTTCGTCGTCGTAGCAGCCCTTGTTGAGCCAGGTGGCCGGGTACTTCGTGTACTTGGGCTCTTCGCCGGCCCGCTCGCGCGCGTAGCCGGTGGCGGCGTCGACGATGTGCTGCGGGTCTGCGCCGCGGTTGAGGGCGGCGAGGAACGCCTTCTTGGCTTCCTCTCGGGCTTTCTTCTTCGGGTAGACGAGCCAGAAGGCTCCGAAGGCTTCGAGGCGGGGGTCCGGCTGCTGTTGCTGCTCGTCCTTGACCGACTCGGTGTCCGGTTTCGAGGGCTCACTTGCGCGGGCGGGAGCGGCGTCAGTCTGAGCCGGGGGCGAGGAAGAGTCTTTATGTAGTTGGTTGACTGACGGTTGTTGGTGGTTAGGGCGGCGTTGAGTGCGTGACGGCCAGGCGTTAAGTGCGTGACGGCTAGGCGTAAAGTCCGTGACATCGCCTGTCACAGACTCTGCGTCCGTGACAGTCACGCACTTTGAGTCTGTGACCGTCACGGACTCTGCGCCCGTGACACCCTTCGCTCGGGACCGGCGCTTCCGCTCCGCAGCCGCCGCCCGAAACTCGCTCTCCTCACGCTCCAGCTCCGCCCAATCCGACTCCGGCCGCACCAGATGCATCGCCAGATGCCACCGCGTCCGGCCATCAACCGTGCCGTCCCGCCAAATCAGCCCCGCCTTCTCCAGCCGACGCAGAGCACGCTGCACCGTGGTCCGGTCGTATCCGGTCCGGTACTGGATACGGAGCACCGAGGGGTGCGCGTTCGAGCCGTCGGCGCGAGCATGCTCCCCGAGCACCTGAAGGACGTGGCGCCCGGTGGTATCGGGCTTGCCCTTCTCGGTGCGAGGCATGGGTGCGTCGTCCATAGCCCAGTTCGTGGCCTCGGTACTCACGCGATCTTCTTCCTGGCGAAACGGACAGGTCGGCTGGCGGCGGCATAGGGCCCTGCGGCCGGGTCAGGTGGGTGCGGCGCGCGGCCGACGGACGCGGCAGATCACGCGGCGACTGTCAGCGCGGGGGCCGTGTACCGATCCAATTCGTCGCCGGTGATGGCTTCGACCAGGGCGCAGAGGATGACCTCGGCGGCGTTCGGCGTGACGGCGTTGCCGTATTGCCTCACGCGCTCGCGCTTGGAGCCGAGGACGATGTACTGGTCGGCGAAGGACATCGCACGGCCGATCTCGTGCGGTTCGAGCATCCTGAAGAGCACGTCGTTGATGTCGACGTCGCCGGACACGAGTGCGTACCGGTCACGGGTGGAGAGAGTGCCCACGGGCTCGGAGATCGGCTTGGCGGCGCCGTTGCCGTAGTAGGGGACGAGCAGGTTCTGCCAGTCGATGCTCTCCGGAGTGACGAGTCCGTGATGGTTGCCGTTCGCGGACACGGTGCCGAGCGCCTCGTGGATAGCGCGACCACGAAGCTGGTCTCCGCCGCCGCGCATGGTGACCATGAACGGCAGCCAGGCGAGGCCGGTCTCGTTGCGCGCGGTCTGGGTGCGGAGCGGGTTGTTCGCGGAGGCGGGGTCCTTGCCGTCGCGTCCCTCGACGGGGATCAGCAGAGGCGGGATGGCGAGGCCGTCGTTCTCCCGGGTGGTGCGGCACGGCATCGCTTCGGAGACCGGGGTGGGTGCCTCCCGCCAGGTGCCGCCGGCCGGGACCATGAACGGCTCGTAGGCCATGGCCTTGGTCGACGTGGTGGTCTGCGTGGTGAGCGGCGCATCGACGGGCCAGGTGCGGACGCCGGGACGCCGCTCGAAGGTGTTGCCTGCGGCTTCGAGGGTGATGGGCCGGGCGAACTTATCGAGGCCGGCCTGGATACGGGCGAGGGTCTTGTCGGCGAGGGGCTTGGCCCGGTCGCCGATGCGCTGGCCGGGCAGGGTCCAGTCGATCGCGACTGCGGCGGGCAGCACTTCGGGCTCGACGATCTGGTTCCGGCACTTCGTCTGCGGGCACCGGTAGACGTACTGCTGCCGGTAGCGGCCCATGTCCGCGCCCTGCTTCTTGAAGACCTGCATGGCCTGGACGTACTCACCGCACCCGGTGCACCACGCCTGCGGGCGCAGCCACTTGTCCCAGTTCGGCATGCGGCCGATCGAGTTGTGGATGTACCCCATGTAGAACCTGTCTCGGGACTGCGGCGCCTTCTGCACGGAGCGCGGGTCCGCATGCATCGAGTTCAGGGCGATGATCCGGGTCGAGTAGTCGAGCTTGTGGAACTCGTTGCGCCACCGGTCGAACTGGTCCCATGCCCGCACGTCGATGACGTTCTCGACGACGCCGGCCTTGACCAATCCGCCTCGGGCCATGACCCCGCGCAGGTACGTGGGGACCTCTTCCATGAGCGCGCGGGACCGTTCGACCTCCTCGGAGGGGCCGAAGCCGTCAAAGAGGTCGCCCTGCAGAGAGGCGGCGAAGTCCCGCTTCTTGCCCCGGGCGTTGGACCACTGCGGGCATTCCGGCGATGCCCAGAAAATGTCGGTCACGGGCCACCGGTCGACGGGGGCCTCGCGGATGTCGCCGCGGTAGTGGTCGACATCGGGGAAGTTCGCGGCGTGCGACTCGATCGCCCGCTCCCAGTGGTTCGCGGCCCGCTCCACCCGGACGCCCGGGATCGCGTGCGCGCCCTGACTGGAGCCCCCAGCGCCACAGAACCAGTCCATGACGGTCAGTGCGTCGTTGTCGTTTCGGTAACTCATCGGAGCCCTTCCGTGTGGCTTATCTGGCGGATTCGGGCGCACGGAACCAGGCCCTTTTGGGCCGGATGTTTCGCGATGCGGCGTCGGCCAGGTGCGGCGTTCCTGGGGTCCACTCTGCCATACACCTTTAAAGATTGGCCAGGTTTGTAAGGATGGCGAGAATGGTGATGGCTTACACTCTGGCCATGGCTACTGGGAAGGGCATCGAGATCGCCGAGGACGGCGTCGCCACGGTCGGCATGACTGAAGCGCGCGCACTGCTGACAAGCCTCATTCGCGAGGTGCGCTACGGTGGTGAGGTCGGTGCGTTCACCGAGCGTGGTTCCCGGCAGGCCTATGTTGTGACACCCGAGTTCTACGAGACCGCTAGGCATGACGCGACCGTGCTCCGGGAACTCCGCAAGTACCTTGCAGAGCTCAGGAACAGCGACAAGCCTTCCGACAAGTCGCAGACGCGTGTCATTGGCGAGGCACTGGACGTTGCCGAGCGGCGAGCCGACGACTCGGGCCGACCGAAGAAGCGCAAGATTGTCAAGCGTGGCCCTAAGCCGGCCGCCGAGTCGGACTGACACGTCCCCTCCCTTCCTGTCCCGCATCACCGTGGGGCTTCGTCGTGTACGGGTGGTTGATTCCGGCAGGCTCTTCGGCCCCACTATCCAAGGTCAATCCGGGCAGTGAGCTGCGGTTTTGTGTACGTCGGCTGCGTGCGCAAACGTGATGTCTCGTCTCGCTGGTCGGAGTGGGCGCACGGTGCCAGCCCGCGCTTCGACTCATGCGGCTACACCTGTCCGCTGGCGCCGCTGTCCGGTCCGCAGCTCCCGCACGATTGCGTGGACCGTGGACGCCGCCATGTCGAGCCGACGAGCGATGTCGTCTTCGGGAAGGCCGAAGGAGTCGAGGTGCTCAATCTCCGCACGGCGGAGCGCGGCGAGTTCCGTGCGGTTCAGTTCGGTCTCGCCGTGAGTTTCAGGCTGAGCTTCCGGGTCATCGATGGTTGCGTCGTCCCAAGCGAGCGGCCCGTGCCAGCCTTGCCGTGCGGCAAGGAGCCGGGAGCGCTTCGAGAGTCCGGGGACTCGGCTGAGCTGCCGGTACACGGCGGTTGTGGTCCGAGCAGTGACTGCGCGGACTTGGCTGCGCTCCCCTCGTGCGATGCGGCCAAGAGCGTCTCGATGGATTCCGATGTGATCTGCGAGGACGGGATAGGTGTGTCCAATGGCGATGAGTGCCCGGATGCGTCGGATGGTGCCGGTGGCATCGACGTCCTGTGCGTCACTCGGGGGTGGGCTGACTTGGAGCGCCAGGAGTCGCTGGGCAGTCTTGATGCCGACGCTGGGGTTTTCGCCTCGGAGGACGGGTCCGATGGTGCGGTGACTGACGCCGGTGGCCCGCTCGATCTGGGCTTGGGTCCAGCCGGCTGCCACAAGCGCTTGAACGTGCCGGGTGATGTTCACTGAGTCGGCTCGACGGCGCTGCCCGCGGTGGTGTTCGATGCGGAGACGAGACATGTACCGGTAGTTGGCGGCTGCGCATTCGGGCTGTCGGCAGCCTCGGAGGTAGCAGCGTCGTTCGCCGTGCTGGGGTGGGGTTCGGGTGGTCACAGCTGTTCCTTTCGGGTGAGGTGCTGCCAGTGCTGGTCGAGGTCGCGGTCGAGCTGGCGCCAGGAGCGCCCTTCGGCGAGCGCGGTACGGGCGCGGGCTCGTCGTCGGCGCCGGTCCCAGATGGCGCCGGCCGTGCGGGCGCAGATGCGGTAGCCGACTTGAGTGACGGCGGCGAGCAGGAGTCCCGGGCCGAAGAGCATGGAGAAGCCGATGACCTGTTGGGCAAGGCTCATGCGGCCCACCGCCTGATGTGCAATCCGGCTTCCTCCGCGCGCCGGATACAGTCCGCGGTGCCCGTGGAGCCTTTGCGCTGAAACGCCAAGACGACAGTGGGCTGCTGGTCAACCATCTGCTGGTTGCGGCGGTGTCCTGCGGTGGGGCACCACGAGTAGTCGCCGCGAGTCCGGCGGTGACCTGCCGGGCAGGTGTCCACACAGGTGGCCCAGTCGGCGTTGACCTGCTCGTGGCCGACACCGTCCTCCCACCTGGCGCGAGCCCACACGCAGGCGATCTGATCGGCGCCCGTAGCTCCGCCGTGCATGACGGTGATGCCGCTGTAGCCGTCCTGGCGGGCGTCATGCCACGTCTCCAGCAGCGCGTCCTCGATGATGGGGACGTCATCCCAGGACCGGGATCCGGTGACTAACGCGAGCGCAAGGTAGGGGCCGTTCATGCTGCCGCCTCCCGCCGGGCTGCTGCGGTGCCGCGCCACGTCCGGACCCCGGAGTGATGAGTGGTGGGCCGGTCGGAGCACGCCCAGCCGGCGGTGCGGATGTACCCCTCGTCACGCAGAAGGGTCATCAACCGACCCCAGTGCGCTTGTGGGTTCGGCGGGTCGGGGAGCTTGTGGAGGTCGACGACCTCGTAGCAGGTGAAGGTCCGGCCAGTCGCCGCGACGGCTATGAACTCGGGCCAGACTTCCGTGATCCACGTCTCGTAGTCGTCGACCCGGCGGCGGACCTTCGACACCGCAGCGTTCGGGATGCTGCCGTCGAGGGCGGGCTGGACGGTCATGACGCGCACTCCTGATCTCCGTGGTCGTTGAGGGCGGCGATGATGCGGGCGAACTCGTTGAGCTGGCCGACGAGAGCGGCTGCGTGGCCGACGCAGGACCGGCACCAGACCAGCCCGTCGGGCGGGGCGGACGGCAACGGGTCGATGACCACCGGCGGGGAGTGGGTGACGCCCCAGCCGGGCGCCCCGCACAGCCCCTGCTTGCCGGCGAAGTTGCCGTCCTCGCGCATGACGTGAAGGTTGCGGACCTGCTGGGCTCGTCTGCCGGTCGCTGCGTTGTAGCCGCGATAGAAGGCGCGCATGACTGTGGTCTCCTTGGGTGACGGGGCCGCCGTAGGTTCGGGCCACGGCGGCCCCGCCGGGTGGATGATTACGCGGCGGCTGCGGACTTCAGGGCAGTGCCGCGCTCCTTGATGAAGTCGCCGAGACTGACCGGCTTGCCGGTCTGGGGGTGCAGCAGGGGGGTGGCAAGCGCGCTGGCCGCCTCGACCGTGCGGTACAGGGCAAGCAGACTGGCCGCGGTGGCTTCCGGTGACGTGGCGGCGTCGATCCAGGCGGTAGCGTCGACTTCCTTGGCGCCGTCGCGCAGCCAGTCCAGGTAGGGCTTGGCGATGTCACGAGCCCCGTTGGGCTGATTCAGGACGCGCCCGTTGAAAGCTGGGCATCGGGACTTGATGAAGCGGAGTCGGTTGCCTTCATCCATCTCGGCAGCGACACCGAACTCGAACTCGATGCCTTTGCGCTGCTCGGCCCGCATTCCCTTGTTGACCGGCGCCCCGTTCTCCAGGGCCCAGTGGATGTAGGAGCGCATCGTGACCACGACGTGGCCCGGGTAGGCGATGAGCGCTTCGATCATTTCGTTCTGGAGCGGGGTGCCGTCTTTCCAGCCGGCGAACTTGTTGCCTCCGTACTTCGACTTGGCCTTCTCGACTTGATCAAGGGTGCCGTCGGTGCCCTTCCAGAAATGGCTGAGGGAGTCGACCATGACGACCGGGTATCCGGCCTTGGCGGCAGCGGCGAGTGCCTTCTGCAGGTCTCGCGGGTCGTAGCGGTGCATGGGCAGCGTGTCGAAGGTGACGTCGAGATCGTTGACGTACAGGGCGGCGGCGCCGCGTTCGGTGTCGATGACGGCGAAGCGCTGCCCTTCGGCGAGGCCGCTGGCAGTGGAGAGGCCGGTCCACGTCTTGCCGGACCCGGACGGGCCCTGGATGGCGATGGTGGCGTTGAAACCGTCCTTGGTCGCAGGCCGGAAGGTGAACGGACCGTCGTCGTACTCGTCGGTCTGCGGCCGCGGGCGGGCGGTACGGACGGGCGGGGGGAGCTGGCTCACGAGGTCTCCTCGGCGTACTTGCGCTCCACCCACGGGGGGAGCGAGAGGTAGGTGGTGCCTTCGCTGTAGGCGGGCCAGTAGTCGTTGGCTCGGCACACGGCGTAGGTGTGGATGGCGCAGTCATTGAGCTCGCCGCCGATGACGCGGGCGGGGAAGTCAAGTTCGACGACGGTCACCAGGTATGGCGGCTGCTTCTCCTGGAAGATGAACTTGAACGAGCCACTCTGCGGGATGAGTCCGAGGTGGATGGCGCCGCGCCTGTAGAAGTCGTCTTGCTGGTGGTAGCCGTAGTCCTGCACGGCCTTCTGCAGATAGTCCGGGTGCACCGACCGGGCCGACTTGTAGTCGACGATCTCGTCGGGTCGGAGCCAGTCGATGCGGCTGCGCCGCCAGACGTCGCCCTCCTTCCAGAACATCGACTGTTCGGCGAGGCCGCTGCCAGGGGTGAGCAGGTCGGACGCCTCGGGGTGGCTGGCGAGCGCTTCGGCCATGTCGTCGATGCGCTGTCGGGCTTCGGGCTTGAGGGGCACGTTGCCGGCGGCCCTTATGGCGGCGACGCGGGCCCTGGTCTCGTTGGTGTTCCAGCGCTTCTCGTCGACGACGACAAGCTCCGGGCCGTTACCGAGGATGACTGTGTGTGCAGCGGTTCCGAACTCGAATTCGGGCTTGTAGGGCTCGGGGTTATCGAGGAAGTACTTGAAGCGGGCGGGGCAGTCGGAGATGCGGCGGGCGCCGGTGGACGACAGGCTCCCGCCGGGGATCGGGTCGGAGTGATACAGCTCGGCGGGGATGTCGTACAGGCCTGGTTCCACCTCGACCGCGTCGGTCATGCGGCGCCTTCCAGGGGCATGGGGCGGGCGCAGCCCTCACACAGATGCTCATCAGTGAACGGGCCGTCCTCGTCGCCGCAGCGGCGGCAGCGGATGAGTTCCTGATCGGTGGCCATCAGAACGGGTACTCCTTCTCGGGATTGCGGCGGGGCCAGAGGCGAAGGCGCCATGTGCGGAGCCAAGCGAGGCAGTGGCAGTTCTCCCAGTTACCGCCGCCATATGCGGTGATGTAGCCGCGGCCGTGGCAGTCGGGACAGTTCGGGTTGGCCTTGGGTTCGCGGGTGAGGTGGATGGCCCGCTGGTGGTATTCGGCCTGCCAGCGGCCAGCGCGAATTGGGGTCATCAGGCGGCCTCGGCGAGACGGACGATCTCGTTGTGGGCCTCGTTGAAGTCCTCGGTGTCGAGGCCCATCCACGGCACCCGGTGCGACATGGCGATCAGGATTTCGAGCGCGTTGTAGCCCTCGGCCTTGAACTCAGCGGCCTCTGCCTCAATGTCCGCGGTGGTGTAGGTCCCGTTCCTGCTGGCGTCAGCACCTGGGGCGAGCGGTTCGGTGCCCGGCTGGATGCACCACACGATGCTGAGCTTCGCGAACATGTCGGCCGGGTCGACGACGGCCTTGATTGTGTCCGCGTCCTGCGTCCAGTCGGTGATCGTGGCGAGGAGTTCCGCGCCCTTGAGTGCGTTCTCGCGCTGCATGGCGTCGGCGATGGCGAGACCGCTGGCCTTGTGGCCGATGCGCCACCGCTGCGGGTTGTGCGGCTTGTGGTCCGGGGCGAGCCGGAAGACGACGAGGCCCGGGACGGTTTCTGTGGCCTGGTCGAGGGTGCTGATGTCCATTGCGTCCTTCTCTGGGATGCTGGTTGTGGACGCCCCGGCACTTCGACTGCCGGGGTGTTCGCTTGGTCCGCCGGGGCTCGGGGGTGTGGTCACCGGGCCCCGGCGGCGGTTCAGGCGGCCGGCGGTATGTGTGCCGGGCTGGTGTTGCCGGGTGTGGCGCGGATGCCGAGGGCGTCCCACAGGGGGCGGACGTCAATCGGGTGGGTGGCCTGGTCGTCGACGGCGGTGGTGTCACGGACCGAAGCGGGGACGGTGACCGCGGTCGCGTTGGCGTCCGCGGCGAGTTCAGCGGCGAAACGGCGCCGGAGGACGGCGACCGTCTCGGCGAGGTGATCGCGCTCGGCAGTGAGCTCGTACACGTCCGCGTCGAGCGCGACGACCTTCATCTCCGCGTCGGCCTGCTTGGTCCGGGAGTCCGCCAGCTTCGCTTTCAGAGCTGCAATGGCTCCGATGGCGCCGAAGAGCTGCCGCAGGAGGCGCCTGTTGTCGTCCTCCAGGGCGGTCACCTTGTCGGTCGCGCGGTGTCTTCCGTGGCGGCTGCGGATGGGTATGAGACTCACGGCGGGTCCTTGCGGTTGCGGTTGGGCCAGAGGCTGGGGGCCACCGCCATCAGGCAAAACACGAACCCGATGGCGGCAGCAGTGATCAGATAGGTCACGCGGCGGGCCGCTTGTGCTTGACGCACTCCCACTGGGCGGCCATCGACTCGTGGTACGACGCCTTGGGGACGAGGGCCCAGGTGAGGCCGTTACGGATGTCCTCGTCGCGTTCGCGCTTCGACGGGACGAGACGCTTGTGGGCCTCCTCGGCAGTGCGGAGTTCGCCCTTCGCCGTGGTTGTCACCGTGAGGGAGACGAGGCAGCCACACGGGGCCGACTGGATCCAGTAGCAGTCGGAAGGCGTCGGCTCAGGCATTGCGGGTCCTGCTGGTGTGGTTGACGTGGGCCGGGCTGCCCGGCACGTAGTCGCGGCTGGTGGCGGTCCGGGCCCGCCAGGCGGTGACGCCCTCCACGAAGCCAGCGGCCATGTCCGGCCCGAGCTGCCGGGCCTTCGCGTCGATATCCCCGCCCTCGGCCGCCGCCTGCCAGCCAGCCGTGAAGGCGACCATGAACAGCTGCGGATCCTCGGACTGACGGGCGCGGGCTTCAGCGATCTCCATTGAGGTCGTCACGCCGCCACCCCCAGCGGGATGCGGCCGATGAACGCGGCCCGAACCTGAACGCTGGTGATGCGCTGCGGCAGCGGAATCAGCGGACCGTGCAGCTGGTACACGTCAAGCAGCGACATGTACCCGGACGTCGTCTGCATCAACGGCTCGCCGGCCTTCGTCCAGCGGCCGGTCCACGACCATTCGACGCCGGTGACGTCGACATAGGTGCGGGTCAGATCGAGAGTGACGCCGTCGATGGTGTAGCTCGCGTTCATGCCGCCACCTGCCCCGGCGAGCACTGGCGGGTCACGCTGGCGCGGGCAGCCTGGTACTGCTCCCACTGCCAGGGCTGCCAGCCGGCCTCGGGCCCGTAGTCCCGGCGGAACTCGCCGTCGATGCGGACCAGCTCGGCCTCTTCGGCGTCCTCGGCGCGCATGTACCGGACGTACACGGGCCGGGTGACGCCGTCCTCGGCGTCGACCTGAGCGGCCACGTCCGGCTCGTCCTCGTCGGCGTCCAGCGTCCACAGGACCCGCTCCAGCATCGCCTTCAGTGAGGCGTGCGACGAGGCGAGAGCCAGGTCGTCGTTGAGGTTCGTGGCCTGTGCCGTGGCTAGTACCGACCGCGCGGCGGCCAAGGTGTCGTCCAGCAGGTGAGGGGATACGGCGGTGCTCATGCCGCCACCGCCTGACGGGCCGCGTCGTACTGGCCGATCGCCCACACGGCCGCGTAGCACTGATAGACGAAGTGGTAGTTCGGCTTGTGGATCGCCCAGTCGCCGACGTCGGAGAAGGCGAAGCCGCCCATCGCCCGTACCCGAACCTTGTGCTCACCGTCCAAGCGACTGACGGGGTGCTTGTAGAACTCCCAGGTGTAGGCTGCGCTCCGATCGTCGTGGTCCTTGGACGCTCCGCACGAGCACTCAGCGCGGTACGTCACGCCGTGCTCGAAGTCGTAGACCAGCTGCATGGCCACGTCCTTGGAGCCCAGCAAGTCGCTTTCGAGGATCTGCTCACGGACAGCCGCACGCAGGCCTCGCGGCGCACCCTCACGGACGGCCTCCGCCACCTCGTCCTTGACCTGCTGGACCAGACGGGACTGGTCGTACTCGCGAACCGAGTCGGCGCCGTTGACCAGCTTGCTCGCCCACCGGTCCGGGTCGAAGCGGCTGCCTCGCACCCAGGCGAACATGTCCTCGGTGTCCGAACCGAACCGCTCGAAGTGGTAGGAGCCGTGCGAGCCGGCCACCAGCAGGTTGTAGGGCCACGTCACGACGATGAGTCGGCTCATCGACTTCGGGGCCGACCATTCGACGTGGCGGTACAGGCCGTCCTCGCGCTGCACCTTCATGGCCGCCGTGGCGAAGTCGCTTTCGAAGTGCCGGGCAATCTCGGTGTACTCGGTCATCGCTGGCCTCCGGGGGTCCAGTCGGGGTAGTCGGTGTCGGTGGAGCAGGTGTCGGGGTGCTCGGACGCCATGGCGGCGAACGCGTCGTCGGCGGGGTCGATGAGGTGCCGGTCCTCGGCGGTCAAGCCAGCGAGACGGCAGGCCGCCTTCAGGGCCTTGAACTCGCGCGCGCTCTTGGATGCATTCGTGGTCACGACGCACCGCCTGTCAGGTTCTCGATGCGATCGAGGACGTAGTCCGAGGCGTTACCGCCGACGCCCGCGTGGTCCATGACCTCCCGCAGAACCGCCAGCTCGTGGGCAGTGATCTGCTCGTCAGTCGCACCAGCACGGCGCAGCTGACGGGCCACGAGTGTCTTCTCAGACGGGCGCTTCTTCGTCACGACGCACCGCCCTCGGTCAGGCGGTCCTGGCAGTCCGGGCAAAGCCCGGTGATCCGCCACTCCGCCTCGTACTGCCGGGCCTCGGTCTCGTCCCAGAAGACGCGGGCCGTACCGTCCGCCTTGATGAGCGGCTGGCCGCAGCCGATCGGCTCCCGCAGGCAGCGCTCCTCGCGCACCGCGATGACCGGAAGGTCCCCGCCGGACAGGGCGGCCAGGAAAGCCGGGATGGTGTTGCTCACGACGTCGCCTCTGTCCAGGCGGTGTACGTCGCAGTCCGCGACAGCAGCCGGGTGGACGGGGTGCCGGACGCGAAGATCCCAACGTCGGCCAAGCGCCTCTCGGCCTCGCTGCGGCTTGTGGTCACCCCGGTGATCGCCTCGCCCGAGTCGTACCGCACACCCACCGCGTACTCGGTGACCGCCTCGGCGACGGGCGCGTTCAGCAGCGGCTCGGCAGGCCACATGCCGGGAGCCTCGACCATTCCCTCGTGGATCTCCGTGGAGTAGCGGAGCATGCTCGCGGCATGGTCCTGCCCGATGCCCTCAAGCCAGTCAGCACCGGCATGCAGCACCTCGGCGGCGTAGGCCAGGGTCAGCGCCTTCGCCTCATCGGGCGAGTAGCCAGCGCCCCGGAGGGCGCGGTACAGCGCGTCACGGGCAGTTGTGGGGTTGGTGTCATCCGGCGTGGCGGATGGGATGATGTCAGGCACGGGGCCCGCCTTTCGTCTTCTGTGGTGTGGGTGGTGCTCCGAGGCCCCTGCTGCCGGTGTGTCAGAGCCCGGCGGTCGGGGCCGACAGCCGTACTAGGCGGCGGCGTTGAGCGTGGCGACGGTCACCGTCTTGCGAGGCCGGCGCTTCCTGCGCGGGCCGCTGTTGCCGTGCCGCCGTTCCCGGCTCAGCTCCGAAATCTCGGCCAGATCTGATTCGCTGAAGCGCAGCTGGCCGGCCATCCGACGGCATGGGAAGCCGTGCAGGTTGACCCCGTCGCGCAGCCACCTCTGGCCGGTCTTGTCGTCGGGATTCTCGGGATCGGACAAGCCGAGCTTGTCGGTTGCCTCCTTGAGCTTGTAGTGCTTCTCAAGGACCGGCTTCGGCTTGGTGGGGGATGCCATTACTCTCCTTCCTGGCCGGGTCCTCGTCTGGATCGAGGAGCCGACGGTCGTCGGGGGTGAGTGCGAGGGCGGCGCGTAGCGCCTTGTACGTGGGGGGCCTCAGGTGCTGCCTTGCCCCGGTTTCGATCTGCGAGAGGTACGGGCGTGCTATCCGGGCTCGGGCGGCGCACTCGGCCTGGCTGAGGCCCAGCTCCATGCGGCGGGCGCGGATTTCCGCCCCGTCCACCTGGTACGTGGTGGCTGGGGGTTCCATGGACCGAATGTAGCGGCTACCTACAGATGAATCTAGCGGCTACTAGCAAGTAACCTCTAAAAATCTCTAGTTAACGCTAGATGGCGCTAAGCGAAGCTCTACCCCAAGGTCACGTTCAGGTCATGCCCTCAAGTTCCGCTAGCGGTAGCTATAGGTAGCTGGGATGATGACCGCCATGGCCGCCCCCACAGACAGCGCCGCCTCCCAGCTCAGGCTGCTAGGCGACCTCATCAAGCAGCAGCGCCTCGCCCTCGGCTACTCCAGCAAGGAGAAAGCCGCCGACGCCTGCGGCCTCTCCCACATGACATACAGGAACGCCGAAAACGGAACCAGCGTCAGCAAGACCACCTACGCGAAGATCGAAAAGACCTTCGGGTTCCTCTCCGGCTCCTGCCGCGCCGTCCTCGACGGCGCCGACTCCATCCACCTCACCGACGGCAGTGAACTCATCCACGACGGACGGATCAGCCGGCCAGACCTCTCCACCGTGGACGCGGAGGTACAGACCGCAATCCGTGAAGCCGCGTCACTCACAACGCCTGAGCTGACGCTCGCACAGGCCACGGCATTGGCCGAGGCCGCCATCGACAGGTTGCGGGCGGCGGGCCTTCTTCCAGGCCAGCCGAAGAAGTAGAGAATCAAGTGGCGTGCCATACAACCTTTTACGTGTAACCACATCGTGACATGGGGTTTTGAAGGAAGTTCAGGCAATCGTTGTCACGCCAGTGACTAACGTGGCACGCTTTGTAACACCTGGAGGGGTTCTCCGTCAGGTCAAGGGGGACCTATGAGCAGAGCGATCGATCTGGACAAGCCGGGCCACATCGCTGCAACGTTCCTGATCCGTGGAGAGAGGGTGTGCGTCCTCACCCCAGCAGCAGCGATCGAGCCCCGCGTGCAAGCGCAGGTCCGGCGACTGCTGAAGGGGCTCGGCACAGACTGCCGCAGCTGCCGCGGCTGCCCCGTCGGCACGGCAGAGTAG